AGAGAAGACAATGGTGGAAGCATACTGGTCTGTGGAGTATGATCACATGAGCTTCTTTGATCGTCCCAGGTACAGTGGTCATGAGAGCTTCAAAACAGTTCTGAGCAAGGCCAGAAAGCTCAAGAAACAAGGCGGACAGTAATACCCTTCCAACCATCCCTGTCTCTTGCTTTGGCTATTTGCCCGCGCTTAATTCCTGTTGCCTCCTCAGCATCGCGCATCGAAAAGAACTTGCCAAGGAATACCTCATCACGGAACAATTCAAACGGCTTGGCCTTTGGTTTTTGAGTCAGTGGTTGGTCTTTGTCGAAAGGTGTTTCGTCATCAGCCCACTTCCAAATAAACCCACCCATACTCTTTCGCTTGCCATTACAAACATCATTGACATTGGAAATGCCCAGCTCCGTTTTTGGCTCCCTTGAACTGTTCCACATCCGGATGATGGCCCCTGTTTTTTTGTCGATTTGCAACACCCTTCTGCGCACAGTTTTCGAACGTTGTATCTCAATTTTCAGTGCGGGTTTTTCTGAGCTGACCAGAAAAAAATTACCATTACTGAACTGAGTTTTCTCAATAGAAGTGTCTATGCCATCGCGACGTAAAACCCCGGCTCTGTCTGCCTCACGCAACGAGGGGAACGACTTTACAAAGTTGCCCTTGAAATCGTATTGATGGACCTGCCTGGAAGTTGCAGTGTTTTGGTTGATGAACGGCTCAATCGTCGCCTCCGGTTCTTTTGTGAATCGTCTCCACAAAAACCCAGCAACATTGTTTACGCCATTCGTTGGGTTTGTGGCAGCAGAGATGTTGTGCACGTTCGTATCAAATTGTGCTGCAGCTTCGTTTGTGCTGTCGTGAATCTCCAAAAGCTGTCCATCTAAGGAGTATCGGGCCACGGCTTTGCCTTGGGCAACTGAGTAAGCCTCGCGAGCTTCCGCTACAGCTCTTGAACTTGGTATGAAGCGCTTCTTTGTGCTGCCCGGTAAGTTGGCCATTGCAAAAAAACCCGCTGCCAAATTTCGAGATTTCGGAAAAGCTCTGTGCAGCAGCCAATGTGCAACAAAGTGCTCTCTGCCTGATAGTTCGATAAGGTTTCTGGGGTCATTAACATGGTCCAAAGATTCAGTTGGTAAGAGTCCTGAATCATACACGGACTTTGGTACAATATGATGGGACTCCAGGTAGCCTGAACGTTGAAGTCCTCTGCGGGTTTCAATCAGTTTCCAGTAGTGCTTTAGGTAGTCCATTGTAGTGTTGCAAATATCGGGTTTTTTATTGACAGGGTTTACCAGGAACGGGATCCCCCCTGGGGATTTTCGCGGCCATGAGTATCATCAGCCGGATCCTCGGCAACCCATCCAAAAAGACCAAGCAGGAGAGTGAACAGCGGGGGCAATTTGTTGCCCCTTCAAGGTTTGCAGCCTTCCTGGGGCTGGGCACCAAAGCTGGGGTGAGTGTCTCTGAAGAAGGGGCAATGGCTCTCAGCGCTGTGTACAGCTGTGTGAGGCTCATTGCATCCAGCATTGCTTCCCTGGATCTCCACCTGCACCGGGTGGATGGTTCGCTCAGAGAAGTGGCCAGCGATCATCCAGTGTACAGCTTGCTGAACAGCAGCCCCAGTGAGAGCATGACAGCTTTTGATTTCTGGGAGCTGATGATCTCAGATGCCCTGATTCATGGCAAGGGCTTTGCCTTGATTGAGCGGGGATCAGTCACAGGCAGACCAGTCCAGCTGCATCTGCTCACAGCTGATCAGATGAAGCAGCACAACATTGATGGTCAGCTGGCATACACCCACCGGGATCTGGATGGTCCAATCTTCCCAGAGGATCTGCTGATCATCAAATGTTTCAGGGGGATCTCGCCAATCAGACAGCACATGGAAGGCATTGGCCTGGCTATGGCTGCACAAGAATTTGCTTCCAGGTACTATGGATCAGGAGGGAATGTGGGTGGTGTACTGTCCACAGATCGCACCCTCACCAATGATCAGTATGAGAGATTGAGACAGTCCTGGCAGCAGACACATGGAGGCCTGGGCAATGCTCATGAAGTGGCGATCCTGGAACATGGTCTGAAGTATGAGCCCATGAAGGTGAGCATGGCTGAATCTGAGTACATCAAAGTGCGGGTGCACGGTGCCCAGGAGGTGGCCAGGATCTTCCAGGTGCCCAGCTCCATGATAGGACTGGAAGCCAACGTGACATACAACGGGGCAGAGCATCAAGATCTCCAATATGTGAAGCACACCCTGGTGCCCTGGGTGCGAAGGATTGAGGATGAGATCACAGCCAAGCTCCTGAGAGAAGGAGAGAGAGGCCAGGTGATCCCTCGCTTTGATCTGAACAGCTTGCTGAGGGGTGACACCTCCAGCAGATCTGACCTGTACAGAACAGCCTTGCAAAGTGGCTGGATGAGCATCAATGAAGTCCGAGCCCAGGAGCAGCTCAATCCCATTGGCCCATCAGGTGATCTCCACCTGGTCCAGGTCAATCAGCTGCCTGTATCCAGCATGGAAGACTATGCAGCCAGCGTGACCAACACAAATCAGAACCAAAATGAATGAACTGAATAAAACTGTGGACGGCCATGATGTGCTGATCCATGAAGAGACCAAAAGAGAGCGCAGATATCTGACCATGAATGTTGAAGCCAGAGATGGCGAAGAAGGAGATGGAAAGACAGTGGAGGGATATGCAGCAGTGTTTGATACAGATGCTGATCTGGGATCCTTTACAGAGCGCATTGAGCGCGGTGCTTTTGATGCTGCCCTGGCTGATCCTCAGCTGGATGTGGCAGCGCTGTTCAACCATGATCAAAACCAGATCCTGGCAAGGAACAGAGGAGGGGAAGGCAACCTGGAGCTGTGGACTGATGAGAAAGGCCTGAAGTACAGATTCAAGCTGGGAGATCAATCCTATGCCCAGGATCTGGGGATCAACCTCAGAGAGGGCCTGGTGAATCAGAGCTCATTTGCTTTCTCCATCAAAGAGGATGACTGGACACAACGTGATGGGAGGGATCTCCGGACCATCAAGGCAGTCAATCTTCATGACATCTCCCCAGTGGTTTTTGCTGCCTACCAGCAGGCCACTTCATCCATAAGGTCCCAACAAGAACAACCAACCCAGCCTGCTGCCACCTCAATTCGGGACCGAGCAGAAGCGCAGCTGGCTATCTACAAAATGACAATATGAAAAACAGTCTGAAAATGAAGGAGCAGCGGGCCACTTTGGTGGAAGAGCTCCAGGCAGCTGTGGATCTTGCAACCAAAGAAGGGCGCGATTTCTCAGAAGCTGAAGAAACCCGACAGGCAGAGATCCATGATGAGGTGAAGACCTTGGATGGAAAGATCACCAAAGCAGAAGAGACGGAATCAATCCTTCTCCGAAATGTTGCAGCAGCAGCTCCAGCATCCAAGTCTCAAGAGAAAGAGGTGCAGGAAGTCCGCAAGAGCTTCAGCATGTCCAAGGCCATCAGTGACATTGTGAACAAGGGCCAGCTGACAGGATTGGAAGCAGAGATGGCCCAGGAGGGCCGATCAGAAATGGCCAAGATGGGCAAGACCACCCGTGGCAATCTCACCCTGCCATCTTTCTTGATGGAAGGCCGAGCCAATGAAAGCTATGGAACCAGCTCTGATCCGGCTGGAGATTCATCAGTGACCCTCCAGGGACAGTCTGGGATCATTGGCAAGGATGTGGCTGCAATGGCTGCAGGCTTGCGACCAGTACCAATCATTGAGCAGATGGGGGCAACCCGCATCCAGGCTCAGGGTGATGTGGTGCTTCCAGTGCTTCCCAATCAGGATGCCACAGAAACAGTGGAAGGAGCAACAGTCAACAACATTGATGGTGACTTCGGTGCAGTGACGTTGAGCCCTAAGCGCTTTGCAATGCGCATGGATTTGACCCGTCAGCTGTTGGTGCAATCTGCTGCCAATCTTGATGCAGTGATCCAGGCTGACATGGCCAACGCCATTGCCAACAAGCTGGATGAGGACATCATCTCTGACATCTTTGCACAGCTTGCAGCTGCCAGCAAGATCACCAATGGATCTGTGTCTTCAACCACAGTGTGCACTGCCACTGACTTTGCAGATATCCTCAGCCATGAGGGTGGCTTCTTGAGTCAGAATCCAGCAGGCCAGAGTTTGGCCCTTCTCATGGATCCCACAATGGCTTCCTATTTGAAGGGAGTTGAATCCAGTGCAGGTGGCCAGGTGGCAAACTTGAACAACAATGTGCTGGGCTTCCCTGTGTTCACATCAACCAATGTGAAGCAGCAGACTGTGGTGGCTGATACCTACTTCAGCGGGATCTCCAGCACTTCAACTGAGACAGCGGTGCGGCCAATCCTTTTCCTGGATCCGTCTGATATTTTTTATGCAGTCTTCGGTGGCTTGGATGTCACGGTGGACCCATACACAGACGCTCACAAGGGCCAGGTGCGCTTGATCGCTGACTACTATGCAGATGGTGCTATTCGTCGCGTGGGATCAGGTCGGATCCTTGCAGGCTTGACAGCAAATGCCACACCAGCATAAGCTGATTTGAACAACTGAGAAAGGGGGCTGGCATTCAAGCTGGCCCCCCTTTTCACATCCCATGATCTCATGAAACTGGAAAGAACATCCACCACCACATACACAGATGTGATCAGCCTGGCCACTGCCAAGGCTCACCTGCGGGTGGACCACAGTGATGAGGATGCACTGATCACCTCCCTGATCAGCACAGCAGGAGAGATTGTGGAAGAGTACACTGGACAATACCTGTCCAGCTGTGGCTTCACTTACTATGCAGACCACTTCACCAGTGTGATGAAGATCCATGCGGGTCCTGGGGTGAGGATCCTCACAGTCAAATACTATGACACGGATCACACACTGCAGACCTGGCCAGCCACTGAATATCACTCTGATGTGAAGAGCCACCCCATGCGGGTGCAATTTGAAAACCTGCCCACAGAGGTGGATGATCGGGTGCATGCTGTCCAGATCACAGGTGATGCTGGATACTCCACAGTGCCAGAGACATTGAAGAGCGCCATGCTTTTGATCATTGGTCATCTGTATGAGCACAGGAAGGATGTCCTGGTGGGGGTGCAGTCAGCTCCCCTGGTGCATGGGGCCAAGTTCCTGATGGACAAATTCAAGCCCAGCACTTTCTGATGGAGCCAGGGCGATTGGATAGAAGGATCTCGATCCTACAGAGAGGATCCAGCACAGACAGCTGGAACCAGAGGGGCAATGCATATGTGCTCCTGGCAACAGTCTGGGCAGAGGTCCGGGATCCAGGAGCGAAGGAAAGAGAAGAAGCAGATCAGCGGGTGACAGTGGCCACCAAGGTGTTCACCATCCGCTTCAGATCTGATGTGAAAACCACACACCGCATCAGCTATGGATCAGACACCTATGAGGTGACAGCCATTGCTGAGATTGGAAGGCAAGAAGGTCTGAGAATCACAGCGGTGGCAAGAGACAATGACTGATGGCAGGATTCAAGAGCACAGCAACATTTGACATCAAGCCTGCAGAGTTTGAGAAGCACATCCAGGCACTTGCTGCCCTGGATCCAGACAAGCTGAAGAAGGTATTCACCAGCGCCATGAGAGCAGCTGGCACACCCATTGCCACAGAGATGAGAAAGCTGGCACCAGTGGGCAAGACTGGAGAGCTGAAGAAAAGCATCACTGTCAGGGTGTACCGGGTGGCCAATACAGCCAGCGGGACAGGCAAAGTGCATGCCAGGGTACGGATCGGACCATCAGCCAGGCAGGGCCGGGTGGGTGGCAGATATGCTCACCTGGTGGAGCTGGGAACAGCTGCAGGCAAAAGAACCAGCACAAAGAAACCCTTCCGGATTTTCGGTGAAGCTGATGAGGTGATCACCAGGGAGATTGAACACCCAGGATCAAGAGCACAGCTATTCATTCGGACTGCTTTTGATAACAAGTACAAGAAGGCAAATGAGAAGATCAGGAAGAAGCTGATGGATGCATTTGATGACATCCTGCAATCCCATTTGAAATGATCGGGGACATCATCAACCACCTCCTGGCTGATTCACGCATCACAGAGTATGTGGGCACCAGGATCTTCCCTGTTCAGTTGAACCAGGAAGAAGCGCTGCCAGCAATCATGATCACCATCAATGATGTGGAAGCCAATCCAACGAAGACAGCAGCCAGCACAGATGACTTTGTGGAGCTTGATCTGACCACCTATGCCAAGAGTGCCCTGGATGCATTCACCATTGCAGAGCTGATCAGGACCAGCCTGGACAATTACTCTGGAACGATGGGCAGCACCAACTTCCAGGGCATCCGATTTGAGCGGCTCAACATGAATCACTTTGCTGGTGATTCCATCTACATGTGCGCATCTGAATTCCAGGCCCATCAGCGCAGATGATTGTTGCCAGGGTTTACCTGATCGGGGATCTGATCGGGTGAAGTTCGCGGCATGAAGCTGGAGATCCTGAAAGACAACAAATCCACCAATGCCAGGGTGGGCACAGTGATGACTGTGCAACAAAAAACAGGCAAGGATTGGGTGAAGAAAGGCTGGGCAACTGACCTGAGCAATCCCCTTCCAGATCCTGAACCTGAAGCTGAAGAGGTGGAAGAGTTTGAGATCATGATCAGCGATGACAGCACAGATGAATTTGAACCCTCCCAATCTTAAAACATGGCAACAACTGGAAATGTAAAGGCCAAC